TCCACAGTTTCAAAAGTGGGACACAGAAGTGGCAATTGAGCAGGGCTTGAAGGCATCGGCCATCTTCTACGCTTGCGTCAACCGCCGCGCCCAATCTGTCGGCCAAATCCCATGGGTGGCGGCAATGGAAACTAAGTTGACACCGGCAGATGTTTTGCCGGCAACAGACAGGTTGTTAAACACGCAAGGCAAAGTGCTCGAAATAGAGAAACTTGAAAATGACGTACCCGTTACCGCTACGTTATAAAAAGTTTGTCCGCCGCCGCCAAGAACCATCCCAGAAGAGCCTGAAAAGTTTATTTGGGATGTTCCTGCATTGAATGTCAGGTTTGTCGTTGTGTTAAGGTTGACAGACGCGCCTACGCCGTTCAACGTAACCGTGCTGCTACCAAGATTGATCGTGCGTATGTTGGTGTTGGTAGACGACAGGGTTGATGCGGTGACGTTGTAGTTGTTGGTGGTAAATGTGCCGTTGGTGACAGTTATTGACCCGGTGGTGGTCAGTGCCGTACTGAGCAGCCATTCCCCTCCTACCCCATCAAAAATGATGTTTGATGCCAAGGTTACGCCGAAACTGTTATACCAAGGGCCATACGTTGCCGAAAATGTAATCGCGCCTGTGTATGTGCGCGTGACTCGCACCGATGAAATAAACGCCCTCCCAGCGATATTTAACGCACCCGCCCCAGCCCAAGTAATGTTTCCAGAGGCGGGCGCTTCAACAATAAAAAGCAAACACTGCGCTGAACTTACAGTTACCGTGTACGCCGTTGCATTGGACGCAGCATCAAAATACACAGCATCGGCGCTGGTAGGCACGGATGCGCCGCCAGCGCCTCCGGACGTGGTAGACCAGTGCGTGGTGGATGCAGCATCCCAAGTACCAGACCCTCCGACCCAGTAGCGGTCAGCCATTGACCTGCTCCTGTGTCACTTCTTCAACGGCAGGTGCAGTCACCACGGCGATCCAGTTGTCGCGGCGCTCGGCCTTCATCGCTTCGATCTGATCGTCGGTCAGGCCATGATCGTCAGGCAGGTGCAAGGCATCGCGGAACAGGCCGTGTTCGGTTTGGAATTCAAAGTCAATCTTCATGGCGTGACGATGTAGAGAGTTGTTGCGTCAGGACTTCCTGGCAGTGCGGCCACCACTTCAACTTTTGTCAGGCCACCCGCAAAAAGCGTCGCCCATGTCGTGTCGTAGTCCGTGCCACTGGCCTTGACCAATGCTTGGCCGGTTGTGCCGCCAGCAGCCACGCCTGGGCCAGTAGCTCCAGTTGCACCTGTGGCCCCAGTCGCTCCGGTTGCACCCGTAGCGCCAGTTTCGCCTTGAATCCCTTGGATGCCCTGCGGCCCCTGAGGCCCGGTTTCACCTTGGATGCCCTGCTCGCCTTGAGGGCCGACCAAGGATGCCAGCCACTGAGTCTCAGTGCCGACGAATCCGTTTGCGACCGCAACTTCATAAGCCGAGTCGCCGTCCGCACCGGTTGCGCCAGTTGCTCCGGTCGCTCCTGTTTCACCTTGGATTCCCTGAATCCCTTGGATGCCCTGAATTCCTTGCGGGCCTTGCGGGCCTGTCTCGCCTTGGATGCCTTGCGGGCCTTGTGGGCCGACAAGTGAGGCCAGCCATTGCGACTCAGTGCCGACAAATCCATTTTCGACTGCGACCTCATAGGCCGAATCGCCATCAGCGCCAGTTGCACCGGTTGCGCCCGTAGCGCCAGTTGCACCGGTGGCCCCCTGAATTCCTTGGATGCCTTGGATGCCCTGCGGCCCCTGATCGCCGGTGTCGCCCTTTGGCCCTGTTGCACCGGTTGCGCCTTGGATGCCTTGTGGCCCTTGTGGGCCAGTTGCACCTGTTGCGCCTTGTGGCCCAGTCAAATCGCTGGTTGTGGTCGATTGGCCGTCGCCGTAGTAAATCGTCAACGTGCCGTCGCCGTTGTCAACCACGTTGGTGATGCTTTGGCCTTCTGGACCTTGTGGGCCAGCGCCAATGATCTCAATGGTCTGCGTCACCTGTTCCGTGACAACAACAGTCCCGTCCTCAGTGATAACCACTTGGTCTGTCATCGAGTCACCTCGCGCTCAAACGTCACCGCGCCGTACAGAATGGCCGTGACAAAGCCGCTGGATGATTCAAGCTCCAGGTCATAGACCCCGCATCCGGCAGTGATGGCCGCAGTGGTGTCTGCGTCGATCTCCAAGACAATCGTGCCAGCCACGCCGCCAAGCGTGATCCGATCGTTTTCGGTTGTCAGTTCAACGATCACGTCAGGATTGCAAACGCCTTGGCGAATCTGCATCCGTGCAATGTAACCGGTCAGGTCAACGGGCACGCCTTCGGAATCTTTCCAGACAAGATTTTGCAGGAATGTCGAACCCTGCCGAATGGTGATGTCGTATTCTGCTGCCATGTTTTCCCCTTATGCTGGAGCGATCACAGTGACCGTGCCACTTGAGCCTTTGTATTTCAAGGCTCCAGCCTCAACGTACAAAACACCGCCGCCCGTTGGTGTGGCCGGCGCTGTCGTGTTTGGCAATGGCAGAACGCTGGAATTTTCCCAGTATGTGTTCGCATCATTGCGCTTCAAAATCTGCTTTGCGGCCACCGACGTCACCCGGACATCGTGCAACTCGTCCAGTTCGTAGCCGTTCTGGGTCTGAATGTAAATCGACCCGCCGCCAGAAACGCCACCTTTGACGACATATCCACACATGACCAAATGATTGGGCGCTGTTGGTTTGACGTTTGTGATGCCACCAGGCGTTGTAGGTGAAAGCCAAACCACGTCACCATCGGCAAAACCTGTCGTGCTGATGTTGTTGACCATGCCCTGTGTCGTCACAAAGCCAGATTGGCCGTTTGCGATGTTCTCAGTCGCCATGCCAAGGATGGCCGCAGACGTCGAGTCAGACGATGCCACGGCCAATGCCACCTTCAGGCGCTGACCCTGCGACCCGTCAACGTAAACCATTTGGCGCTCAGTGATGGTCGTTCCCGTGCCGTTGTAGACGTAAATCAGGGTTTCTTGGCCGATCTGTAAATTGACATTGCCGCCAATCATGCCGATCTGAGGCCCGCCCCATGTTGTGTCCCATTGCAGCTTTCCGACACCAACGACTGGCGTAATGGCTGTATTCAGTTGAACACTGTCAGCAGGAAGCGGAATCAGCTTGGCCGTTGTGGTGTGCTTTGTCACGCCGCCTTGGACAATTGGCACAAGCTCAGTGCCAGTCAGCGCCGATGCGGCGGGCAGTTCGCTGACTTTGATTGTGGGTGCTGTCATTGGGCAATCCTCGGGTTTTGCGGCATTTTAGGCCGGATTACAGAAATTCCATAACGATGTCGCGCTTGGCCTGCGGGTTGAGCATATCTGAGATGGCGTCCATCATGGGGTCTAGCTGGTCGTCATGAGCGCCATTGGGAAATACGCTCGCCTCGGCCAGCAGGTCGGACAGCCATGGCGCGGACTGAGGCAAAAGCACGTTTCCGGCCTGAATTTGTGGTGCCACATCCATAGCTCGGGTAACTTTGTCGGTGTTGCGCTGGATCGGGATCACGGGCACGCCCTCGCGCTTGAGGATCTGAATTAGGCCAGTGCCGGATGCCTTATCCTCGACCTTCATTGCTCGCAGTGTGCCGTTTTCCATGGCGCGGTGCTTTGCCCAAAAGGCGCGGGCCTGGATCAAAAGCTCTGGCGCTTCCCATTTGCCGCGCACCATGTCCAGGATCACCGCCTTGCCTTCCTTGGTCTTGCCCCAGCACTCAAAGACCGAATAGTCGTTCTGTTCTTTGGTTTTCATGGCCGTGTCGGCGTAGATTGTGCGGTACTCCAGCGCAGGGGCGACTTGGTAATAACGCCACCAGTCATCTTTGAAAATACCGCCGCCAATGGGTGCTGGGTTTTGCATATACTGGCCCGCAAATCGGTATGCGTCCGTGCTTTCCATGCGGCGCAGGTCATCCAGCGGGAATTGCTCTGGCCAGAATGACTGATCGTCCTCAATGGCCGGGATGTTGACGTGATCCCATGACTCGCCATTGCCGCCGCCAAGCAAAAAGCCGCTGACGTCTTTTTCATGCAGGCGCTGCATGATGATGACAATCGGCGTTTCTGGGCTGTTTTTACGGCTTTCCATGGTCGTGGAAAACCAGTCAATGACGTTTTGCCGCATCACTGTGCTGTTTGCCTCTCCAGCCTTGTGCGGATCGTCGATCAGGATTGCACCTCCAAAGCTCGCACGCATCTTGCCTGCGCCATAGCCAGTGATCGTGCCATCGTTGCCGGTGGCGTACACCACGCCGCCCTGCTCTGTCCTGAATTCGTCCTTGGCGTTGGAGTCAGTGCGCATTTGAGGTGGCCCAAAAATCTCGCCAAAAGCCTCATGCTGCATTACTGCGCGGGCGTTGAATGTGTTGTTTGTCGCCAGGCGCTTGGAGTAGCTGGCGTGGATAAACTCGCAATCTGGCCAATTGCCCATGCACCAGGCGATGAAGTTGATAACGGCAATCTCTGTTTTTCCTGATCTAGGCGGCACGTTGATGATTAGGCGCTTGGATTTTCCCAAGACCACGCGCTCAAGTGCGTTGCAAATTGCAGCTTGGTGCCAATTTTCCTTCAATGCCATACCTTTTCTGGCCTTGAACATGGCTTTTGTGAATGTCAGCAGGTCGCTCCTGCAATCTGCAATCTGCTCTGGCGTCATTCTGAGTGTTTGCGGGAAAGCGCAGCCAAAACGGCATCTCCAAGAATCGCGCCAGATATTGACCCGTCGCTATTTGTCACATCGACTTTTTTGGGCGCGTTGAATCCGTGCATAGCATTTAGCTCTTTAACGGCTGAAACCTTTACAGCCCCATTGCCCTCTTGGTACGCTTCCAAAAGCGCCTGAACGCTCATTTCTCGCGTCCACAGGGCCTTTTGTGTCAGCTTCTCGCGCAGCTCGGCAACCCTAAGTGAAACCTCTGGCTTTGCCATGATCTTGCTGGCCGCATCATGGATTGTCGGCTGTTTGGTTTCTGGCTTGACATTGAAGGCCGTGCGGTATGCGTCAGCCTGGGTCATCCCATCGGCAATGCACTGCGCAAACTTCTCCTGCTTTGGCGTCAAACTCATATTCTTTCCTTGTTATGGCCCGTTCCCAAATTAACACCTTACAACTTACGGCTTTCCGGTGATTGACCTCGCAGCGTCATGAGTTCTCTTGCGGGTAGCGCTGGTCTGGCATTTGGGCTTTTTGACGAGTGGGCGGCCTCATCTGAAAGTTGGAAAGCCCCGCCAATCTATCGGCATTTTATAGGTTAATCCTTTGGGTGTGGGCAATTATCAGGCGGCACGATCACGCACCAGACCGACTCAAACTGCCCTCTAGCTCCTGGGTTGTTTGCCCATCTGTCGATGTAAGCGTCTGGCATTGACTGGAGGCTCTTATAAACGACAGTCTGGCTCGCGCCGATGTATTCGGAAATACTGCGGGCAGTCATGCCATCGTCGAATTTCCGCAAAAGCAGACGAATTTCAGGATGGCGTGATTTGCTCATGGCTGTATTCTTACAGAATTGGCCATTTGTTTTAAATTTTCACGGTAGGCATCTTGCTTTTCAAGTTCCTCAATGGCGCGTTTGCAGTAAATCGCAGCATCCAAAAGCTCCTCGTATTGGTGCTGCATCCATTCTTTGAGGTTTAGTTGGTTCTGCTCAATGCTGACGCCGTATTTTTTCAGGCCAACCTGTTGGCGCTTTGCGATGTCTTGACATACTCTGGCTTCTGTTCCTTGGGCTGTCATGTGTTCTTCTCCTTATGGCGAATTCTTCGCTTTGAGTTTGGCTTCGATGGCTTGAACAACCATTTCAATGTGCTGTGGCGGAATGACAAACAGTTCCAGCATGTGTTTGATTTCTTCCGGTGTCAGCCCAACCCATTTACGTTCCTGCGGAACTGGCCGCTGTGCTGCCAGATGCGGAGCATCGTCCAGTGGCGTAGCCACGTTGGGTGGGGTTGTGTAAACGGATTTCCAGCCATAAAGTTTTGCCTCGGCCTCTGTGCATTCGTGTACATGAACAAAGCAGCGTGCCTGAGAAAGCCACCCCACAGGCTCCTGCACAGGTGCATCAATCAACTCGGTCAGCATCTTGATCTCCCCGTCAAACTCGCCTGCCAGCAAGTCTTTATTCGCCGACTCAAGCGCGGCGAGGACCTTTTGCAATTTTTCGATGTTCATGGCTTGCCTTTCGTGATGCTGCGGGCGGCTTTGTGCCGTGCTATGTAGGCTGATAGGTTGTCCATGCTCTGCATGTCCTCGTCGCTCCATCCGTGATCGCTACAAAAGCTGCCAAGCGATGCTTCGGCTGCTTCCAAGACCGCCAGAGGGACAGTGACGCCATCCGTCAGCGGCACGGCTGGCTGTGCGGGTGGGGTGGCAAGCGCCGCGCACCACGCATTCCACGCAAAAGTCTTTTCGTATTGACCGCCACCAGCGCGGCCAAACTGTCCTTCTTGCTCCCACCATTCTTCAAACGGCGCTTCTTGAGCATCACGGTTGACAGGTGCTGGCTGTGCTGCGGGTGGGGTGGCAATTTCGTTGTATTCGTCTTCTGTGATCGCCTCGGCTGCTGCAAGCAAGTCCTCCCACGCCCAGTCTTCTTGGTCAGTGACATCGCGCATCGCTTGCGTCATGCGCTTTGGCAGCAACACCATGTCTTTGGGCGCAGGTGCTGGCTGTGCTCTGGTGTATAGCTCTGTGACATGACCGCCTTTGTCGCTCACAATTGCAAAAGCCTCGTCCTTTTCTTGAGTGAATCGTGAGTAATCGGGGTCATTGCAATCTGCGTGATACCAAGCAGGCTCCTGCACAGGTGCTGCGGCACGTTTTACGGACTCCATTGCGTCGCGCCAGCCGTCTGTGTAGTGGTCTTCTGGGTTCCACTGCTGTGCTTCTATTTTTCCGAGAGGTACTGCTTTATCGCCGTTAGCTTTTGCCAATGCCGGATCTGTTGTAATTGTGCCGGGGATCAGCCACGCCACAGGCTCCTGCTTCTTATGTTCCTCCGGCACGGCTACGTCACTCCGTGACTGAGCGGCCTCGATGGCGGTGCGGAAGACGGCCAGCGCATCGCCAATGATGTCTCTGTCTGCGTAGCTACCGTGCCAGCAAACATTTCCGTCTGGGTCGCACAGCGCGCTCATCAAGTCCTCCATCGCTTGCTTCATTGCTTCGATGTGGTTCATTTGGTTTCTCCTCTTGCTCGGATGGCGGTGGCAAATGCCAAATTTGAAGGAATGTGGCCCATGTCTTTCCACGGCACTTCATCACACACCTTTGCACACGCCTCACGCTCTACGCTCCGCTCATCAGCACGAACAAGGGCTTCAAAGGCTTTAAGCTGTTCAGGATTGAATGTGTAAGTCGTGCGGTCTGGATAGTGTCTGTTTGTGTAGGCCGTAGCCTTTACCTCACGGGCCATTTCTATCGTATCTCTCATGCTGTCACCTGCGCCATTTGCCAGCCAAGCTGAAAGTAATTCCAGCGAACGGCAAGGCTTGGATTGGCGTACTTGCCCTTGATCAGGCTGAAGTCTGTGTGGCCTTTGGCCCGCATGATGGCTTCAAATACTCGCTGTGATTGGCTCATTTCAGACTCCTAATTGTTTCAGTGCAGCCTGCAAACCAGCCAAGCCGCCCACGCGCTGGCCACCAATGAAAATCTGGGGCATCTGTCGCGCCTCTGGGTAGAGCATGTTCAGGCTCTCAAACCACAGGGGCACTTCGATGTCGCGCTCTTCATACTCCAGCCCCTTGGACTTCAGCAGTTGCTTGGCGGCCACGCAGTTGGGGCACGCGCTCTTGGTGTAGAGGGTGATGTTCATGCTTTGCTTTCAAAACGGCGCATCAGGCATTTGCTGGCGCTGCTGCTGGTTGTATTGCTTGATTTGTTTTGCAGTCCACGGCACAGCGCCCGTGGCTGGTGGAAAAGGCCAGTTCACGCTCCAATCCCCCGTGACTTGATTTGCATGGCATCCATCGCGCCAGGGCGAACCGGCACAAATTCCTTGAATACCATCGGCTCGTAGATAAAATTCTTTTGGATTGTGATCTTCCCAATCCTTGCCATGCCTTCATTTGTCAGTCGGTATTGGCGAAGCTCGCGGGCTTTCTTTGGCAGGCCAACGATCATGCCTTGCTGCTGCATATAGTTCACGATTCGATGCAATCCGGCCATTCCAAGCAAGCGCTCCAAAGCCAAATAGTCTTGCGGTCCATTCAGGTGAAGTGCGTTCAAAATCGCTGCGTGTTTTACGTTTGTCATTGCTCTCTAGCCTCCAGCATTGCGTCTGCAACTGAATACGCGTTTTCAGCCACCATCAAATCAGTCATTGGATATTGGCTTTTTAAAATCCAAGCCTGCACTGTTGCCTGCATCGCCTTGGCCGCAAAATAGTCGCGCAAGGTCATGCCTTCGTGGTGCCATGTGATTGGGCCAGATTGATGCGCGTTTTCCGTTGGAAACGCTGGCCCGCCTGTGTTTGTATTGTTCATTGGTTGTTCCCGTTATGGCCGCAATCGGCGCATGGTTGTTCTGTGTCTTCGCCGTGGCGGTGTTTGCACCAGCAGCACGGGGCGTTGAATGTCGATCCTTCTGGTTCAAAATGATCGTTTTTTACGATTGGAATCCAGACTGGTTGATTCATTTGTCCTCTCCAGTGGCTTTGGCGATGGCGGCGTTAAGGTATTCCACAAATGCAACTCCAAACTGCTGCTGAAACCCAGCGCCTCGGTTGTCGTATGGCTCAACAGTTGTGCCGCCTTGTATTGCATTGCGACATTCCTTGAGTGCCTTCAGCAATTCAGGCGCTGCGGCGATTAGGCTGGCGTCTCGCTCGGAACAGACTGCCACCATGTCGATCTGTCCTTGCGCTCCAATGCACCAGTCATCAGCCATGATGGCGTTTGGATCTCGCTGGGCTTCCCACGGCCCCGGTGTGTGCTTGCTCATGCTGCACCCCGCACTTCGTCAATGATTGCGCGAATGGCCGCTACTTTGTCGCTTTTGATGCCATACAAATGCTCGGCCAATGGCAGCAAGTCCTGCACGGCTTGGTAGAGGTCTTTTGATGCGGCGATCAGGCGGGCATCGGCTTCTTGCGTTGCTGGGAAGTGGCTGTGAGTTGATGCAACTGGAAGCCAACCACCTTCTTGGCAAATTTCAATCCATCCAGCGCCTGATGCCTTGCCAACTGTCCATTTTCCTGGTGTGAACATGGCTAACCTCACTTGGAAAGGTGAACAAACAGCAGCGCGGCCAAGCCAACGCCGATTGCGACTGCCAGCAAAACGCCCATCGCGGACTCTGCGCGGCTGTTGATTTTTTGAGCCTGACGCTCATAGTGCCATTGATGTTTCATGTCTTACTTTCGGTTGTGGCTGCAAGATGTTTGCCGCCTGTTTTGAATTGTAATCTAATATTTTGCGATTGTGCAAAATTATTTTTGCAGTTCTTGCATGGCCTTCACCAAGTCGCTGTCGATGCCTTTGAACACGCCAGACTTGTCTGTGGCAAGCTCTTTGGCGTATTCCCAAGCCCATGCCTTCCATTCTGGCTTTTGAGCGATCCTGACCAGCTTTTCAAGTTGCAACTTGTAGGCGAGTTGGTAGTCCATCAGGCACCCGCTTTGGCAATGACCGCACGAGCAATTTCCCACTCTGGCTTTCCGTTGTCCCAATACATGACACATTGCAGCGCCTCCAGTAGTTCATCGCGCTCTGCCTTGATGGCGTTGAAGTGGTCAACGCAGTCGATATTGGCGGCGTGCAGGCGGTCAAAACGCTGCTTTATTACATCGGCGCGGTGCCGACCAAGTTCTCCAGGTTGCGCTCCGACCTGAACCCAATGGGTTTTTTCAAGCCATTCGATCAAAGCCAGTTCATGCTGATGCAGTCGGCGAAGTTCATCTGCGGCATATCCACAATCTGGGCTTCTGAATCTTTCAATCAAATCAGCCAGGCGCAAGGCTTCGGGTTTATCGCTCATGCTTTCCTCCACACATTCTTAGGCGAGCAATGGCAAGTCGCCGATTCCTGGCGCTTGTAGCCAATGCTGCGGATCACGTTGGCCTTGCTTGCGGCCATAAACACGCCACCCCATGCGCGGGCGTCTGGCGGCTTTGGCATACCGCATGACTCGGCCCAGACCCTGACCTGCTCGGCCATGAATGTCTTGCCTGGGTTTTGCTTCATAAACAAAAGCATCATGACGCTGGCCTTGTCAAACCAGTCGCCATGAACGCGCTCGGCGTGATTGACTGCGCGGATGATGCCGGTGTCTCGGCGTTTTTCAGCTTGTTTCATCAATGTCTCCGGTGAGTTTGAGGGCTTGCGTGATGATGTGCTCGGGGTATGGCTGGCCTTCGCGCACTCGATCAAGGATTCGCATTGCTTCAAAATGGCTCATGCTTTCCTCAGCACTTGATTGATTTGCTGGCGAATGTGCTCAGGCATTGGCGCGGCCTTCTTCAAATCGGCTTCAATCTTAATCAGGGCCGGGTCTGGGCCGGTATGCGCTGGCGGCACTGTTGTCCTGGCAATGTCGGCGGCTTGCTGGGCAAATGATTGTTTTTCGTGAGACTTCAGCCAATCAGCCTCCAAGCCTTGCGACCCCCTGCGACACCAAATCACCAAAAAATCATTGAATGTCATGCCAGCCTTTGCCGATTCTTTGATTGCAGAGGCGACCACGGTTTCTGTGACTGGTGCTTTTTTTGATTTCCGGAGGGTCAACCAATCTTGCCAGACCTGTTTTTCAACATCAGGAGGGCAAGCAACGATAGTTGCTGCGACCTTGGGAGCTTTCCTTTCCTTTTCTGTTCCATTCCATTCCTTTCCAGATGGTATATCTACGGTAATACTACTGGAGTTGTGCTGTAGTTGGCATAAGTCCTTGATTTTGCTTGGGGTTTTCTTGTTGATTACTTGATGTTTTCCAAAATTGACAACTTTCCCATAAGTCTTGTTGTCAGCACCTGAAAACAACTCTATGTAACCAATACTAGACAACTCCCGTAGTAATTCGGTAGTTTTCTTTGACAGTGTGCGAAGCGGAAAAACATCAGACTCAACTAGCTTTGGATTGGCATTGAAATATCCCTCGTCGTCGCAATGATTGAGCAGTCCAATGGCAAGCAATGCGGCCTCTGATGAGATGCCAGCCAGCAATTCATCGCGCCAAAAGTCAGGTTTAATTGTTCTGATTCGAGCCATAAACCCTCTCCAGAAAAATTTTTGTCAGATCATCTTTTGTCAAAACGCCCAAAATGTCACAAAGAGAATCAAGCTCAAAAGTTCCCCAATATCCCATTTTTACTAAAGCAAGAATCACATTTGCTTTTGATGAATCAAGATCTGAATGTTCATCAGAATGACAATCTGCGCACAATGTAATTATTGTGTCTTGATCGTAATCCCATGGGCCTTCTGCGTGCGGATGGTATTGGACATGATGTGCATGAAGCGTTTTTTCTTTGCTACCACAACATCTGCAAGCAAAACCATCCCGCTCATAAACGCGCAAACGCATTTGCTGCCAGCGAGGATCAAGCAATTTTTCGGAATAGCTTTTTTTAGCCATATGCCGCACCTTATTTAACAGTAAACCACCTTTGAAGAAACGCACGGCAGGCGAGGTGGGGACGCTTTTCCCGAGGCTCATGACTTCCTCGGTAGCCGGGTTTCGGAAAATTTTACCCAATCATTCGCATCGGTTCAAGGTTTATCTTTGCGACTTGCAACATAAATCACAACTGAAACGCTGGTGCCTGCAAATTCGTTATCGTATGGCCCATGCCATTCAATTTCCCACCCGGGCAGCATATCCTTTGACTTGGCGCTCGGCGGCAGGATTGCCACCAGACGCCCCCCAGTTTTGACCATGCTTGCAGCGGCCTCAACGTGCGCAGTCCAACGACCTTCCGAGAAAGGCGGGTTCATCACCACGCGGTCAAACATCGGGTGACCGGGCAGGCTTGCCCATGTCAAAAAGTCAGCTTGTATTGCGTCGAATCCTTGGGCAGTCAGAATGTTATGGTGCAGGCTGCTCACCTCCACGCATCGCGTCAGCTCCATGGGCATGAACTTTGCCAGCCCACCAGTTCCAGCGCTAGGCTCAAGGCAGGTGTGCCCGGTGCCAATGTCGGCCAATTCAACGGCGATTTGTGCCAGCTTTTCAGGTGTTGGGTAAAACTGGTGACTCTTGTGGTCAGGGATGCAGCCGCTGGTAATGATTTCATCCAGCACTTGGCCGGGCCAGTAGTCAAATGTGAATGTGCCCCGGCCATTGTGCGTGCCACCAATGGCTTCCAGCACTCTTGCGGCTTCGGCCCACGCTACCTTATTTGACCCAGCAACAGTCGAAGTGGATAAGTGAACCATTTTTTCATCGGGTCTTCCTCGGTTTTTGCGGGAATTGCCCAAAATCTCCAACACGGCGAATGGCAGCGGCCTGGCCATCAACTTAAAGTCTTTGATCTTGCGCTTTGGTTTTTGACGAAACTCGGCAGGGATGGCCAGCGGGTACAGGTGCGCCAAAATTTGATTCAAGCGCCAGGCCATGTCCGGGTGAACTTCCAGATGTGCCGTTCCTTTTTTGTACAGGCGAATCTTAAGCGCCCCTCCGTCAATGGTCATCCACTCGCCCCAGTTATTCTTAAGCGTGTTGAAAAGGTGATCTGTGGCCGAATATTTTGGTTCGTCTCGACCAATAAATTTTGCGATTACAGCCCTTAAGTCGTTAATCAGTCCTAATTTTGAATGGTTTGGGTTGTGCCATTCATTGAGCACGTAACCGATGATCATGCGTTTCCCAAAGGCCTCGGGCGCATTAGTAACGTGCTCACCGGATAACCCACGAAAAATACCGTCCACGCGCTCAGACAAGAATTGCGCCCGCATATTCAGAAGACTTGTCAACGTGGCCCGCACGGTTTCCTCGGTGAATTCAGGCAGCGGATCGACCTCATAGGTGCTGGAGTATTTGTCGCGCTTAATACCCGCTGGGTTTTGAATCTGCTTGTGCCACTCGTCACGGCGCTTTTGAGGCATCACGTCCAGCACGTCTGTCATTTGCAGCGTTTTTGACCAGTAGGCCGCATTCAAAGCGGAAATAGCACCATTGCGCTCAAATAGCTGCTTGGCAGACATGCTAAGGCTGTGAACGCCTCGCTCATTTGTGCTGTTTCCTGTTAGAAAATAATGCACAGCTGACAAGGCTTCTTCTGATTCGATGAAGTCGGCAACGTTGTCGATGCGCTTGCGGGTTTGCTGATACTGTCCGATCAACCCGTCAATCAAATCACTGGACACGGGTGCGAAGAACTCGACTTCTTCATCAACAATTTCAATTTCATTCATTCTTATCTCCTAAATTTATTTTCACCATCCCTGCGACCTCGCCAGCCAATGAAAAACTCATTGTCCACTTGCTGTCGTCAACGCCGCTGATCTCGGCCACAGCGTCGATGGCTTGCTTGATCCTGGCGATGCAGTTGTCCAGGTCAATCCTGCGCTTTGATGGCGGGTAAAACGTGATTGTGGCGTGCAGGCGTGGCGCGTCAATGCGAGTCAGGCCTTGCTGCTTTGCGGTGATGTAGCAGGCTTGGCGGTAGGCTTTGGCTGCGCGGGCTTTGATTGCCCAATGTTTGCGCGCGTTTGGGCTTAGGTCTGGCGATGGCCATGGCAAGGTCAGTTCAATCATTGGATTCCTTTTGGTCGGCAAATAGATCGCCCTGGCCATTGCTTTCAGCTTTGATCGGCTTGATAAATTTCAGCCGACTATTGCGCCACGACTTTGGCATAAGTCCAGCCTTGGCCGCGCACCTCGGGCCGATGGCTTCGCGGCCAATCATGACAAATGGCCTTGTAGGTCGGCCACAAAGTGCGCAGATTGGTTTCATATGATTCGCCTTGCGCCACCAGAACGGATAACAGTCTTGACGTAATCGACTGCCTTTTCAAGCTGCGCGACGTTGATGATCTCAAGCTGTGCGTCGTGGATTTCCATCGCCAGGTTGAGTGCGTTCAGTTCGTTGGCTTTGAAGACAAACCGATCGCCCTTTTTGACTCCACGAGCGCAAAGCTCTTTTAGTGCGTCTTGGCCTGCTCGGATTTGTGCGGCGTATTCATCGCCAACGCCATCAATAGCCAAAGCCTCTGCGATGTTCATTGAGGCGATCAAAATGTCCATGTCGCTGCGTGTGGCATGGCCTTGCGCAGTTGATGCCATTGCGCCGTGGTTTTTGATTTTCAGCATTGCCAAAGAGTCGCCAGTCTGGGTAAGTGGCTTGAATCCAGACAAAACATAGTTGACGACATCGGCGCGGATTTGCCTTGGCCGGTATGCGCTGCGCTTTCTCATAAGCCCGCCCATGGATTGTTCTTGTATTGCTTGTAGCCTCTGCCGCTTCTGATTCGGTTGACCACATCAAAGTTGATGCCAAGCTCACGCGCGATGCCTTTGTGCGTGCCTTCCATGCTCCTGATTTTCTCGATCAACTCAAGAGGATGCGGCGATCGCTCGCGTGCGGCCAGCGCCAGCTTGTAATTGCGGGCTGGGTTCTTGTGATACTGCGTGCGCTTGGCTGCGTCCGCCGTCAGCATCTTGCGGGTCTTCATGGCGACATGGCTTGGTTCGACACAAAGCGGATTGCCGCATGAGGTGCTGGCCAGCAAGCCATCTGTTTTCAGGTTCAGCACTTTGGCAGCAATCCACCGGCGAACAGGCATCAACTTTTTGTTGATGTTGATGTAAGGCACGCCAGCGACTTTACTGCTTGCTTTTGCGCCATCCC